CATTTCTTGGATTATTGAGTTGTCATAAATCCGAGTTAATGTTTAACGAGTCAGTACGAAAATACAATCAACTAAAAAAAGGAAAACAAAATGTACGAAAAAAATAAATTTGATAAACCTTTCTGTGGGTTACAAATGAGATTATTCCCTACAGGAAATGTAAGCCCAAAGTATGAGTATTCTGGCGAGGCAAGTAAGGTTAAATTTACTTGTAGCTTAACCAAAAGAAAATATGATTTATCACAAGTTAATGATTGGTTTAACACACCAGAAGTTCAGGAATATACTAAAGCTGGTTATGTTTTAAAGTATATGACTAAAACACAGGAAATGCAGAATCCACCACAATATCCAAAAGGTAATCTTGAACAGATACTTTGTTTGGTTATGATTAAACCTTATAAACCTCAACCTAATGTAGATGGGTTTAAGCCTGTAGGCCAAACAATGCCACAGTACACACCTCAACCAATGACTCAAGCCCAACCATCAGCACCAGATAATGCTATGCCTGTTGAGAAGATGTCAGATATGGATGATGAGATTCCATTTTAATTATGACAAAAACACTTATTAGCGAGATTAATGAACTTAAACGTGATCTCGCTTTTAAAAGAGAAGAACTACAAGCTATGTATATGGAACATAAAGGATTAACTAAAAAGGTAGATGCTTTAGAAAAAGAAAATCATAGCTTTAAACAACAAATAAAACAATTAGAACAAGAAGCAGAGGAGATGTTATTATACCCATGATGATATTTGGAAAAACTAAAAATGATTGGAAAGCATTAGAATTATATTATAGACGAGAGTGGATTTGCTTTACAGTAGGCTTTGTATTAGGAGTTATATTGATATGAGTTTAAGTTTTAAATCTTATGAAGAACTAGAAAGAGCATCAGAAAGATGGGCTGATTGGCATAAGAAAGTAATTGTATTAGATGAGGGTCGTAAAGCTACTTATTCTAAACTCTTTCTTAAATATAAATTAGATACTAAAACTGTTATAGAGGCTGAACATAAGGCCAGAACAGATGCAGAGTATAAAGAAGTTGTAAAAAATTATGCTGATGCAGAAGAAGAATTAATTAAAGCTAGATACCATTATAATAATTTAGATAAGTATGTGAGTCTAAAACAATCAGAGTTAAAAAGAGATTTAGCTTTGGTAGGAAAAGTTTAAATGAATTCTACTAACGATATAAAGATTTGCTCCCTACATATGTGTTTAGTAGATAGAGTGGTCAGCGAGAGTTGGCCACTTGTTAAAAAGAATTTTGGGAAGAATAACGATAGTTTATATAAACGGCTATCACTTTGAATTGACCCAAAATAATTAGGGTGGTTTTGCTCTCTCTTTACCACCCTAGTTTTTAGTAAAATCAAAATGTTTTATATCAGTATCTTCGTGAATCCCTGTATAAGAATATTCGTAATTAATTAAATCAACATCACTTCGTCTTTTTATTTCTTCGACCATCTCATTAACTTTTGTAAAGTATGGGTAAGTATCTATGAATCTAAAGCTAACATAACTACCATAAGGATTGTTACTTGTTTCTAATTGTAGTTCTAAATCTGTGATTACTGCATCAACTTTTAATTTGTCCATTTGGACATATTACTTCTTTTTGTTTCTGTTTAAAACCTTATCTGTCATTTTAGTTGAGAATGTTGCTGTAAATACAATAATTAATAAATACCATACACTATCAGGTAAATCGTTTATGATCTCTACCCATGCTCTAAAGTTATCTCTTGTGCTTTCAAAAAACCCTGTAGTTAGCATTCCTACAAGCCAAATTAATAATATTTCATCTTTAAATGACTTGTCTTGTGATTTAATTCTTTGAACATCAACCTCTTTACAGGCTTCTATTTCTGCTTGTCTTATAGTCTTAACTTTTTCGGCTTTATGTTTAAAATGGTCAACAGCTTTGTTGACTACCATTTTTGTCAGAGGGTTTTTTAATAAAGTTAACCACATATTATAAATAAGTATTATTTGTTAATATTAATAATACTGTCCAATATACCACAAGAATAGAATAAATAAAATAAGTGAAGTTCATTAACTCCTAATATTCCTTATTTTTTATTTTTCAATAATTGAATTTGTAAATCACAATAATGTTTGATTTTTTCTAAATCCTCTATACCATTCTTGTTTTCAAATCTGCATATATATTTAATTATACAGCCCTGTATAAAAGATAGCTTATTTGCCACTATAAACTCAATAGGCTGTATGGAATATGATTTGTAGTGCTTCCCACCTATTTGCTTATCAGTAGCTTTCTCTGTGGCTCTCTGTGGCTTTAACCTAGACAATTTTACCTATCCAATCGCCTTTTTCGTTTAAAACCATTGGGAGTAGTCTTGGAATACCATTTAGTATAATTGCACAACCTATGATAAACCTAGTCTTAAAATTTTTAGCATAAGCAAAAGCCATGCTCTTTTGATTTATTAAACAACCTACGTTCATTCCAAAAAATAAGTTATCTGGGTTTGCCCACCAACTAACAACAAATTTAGTATGATAATGACCTTGAACACAACTCATTCCCATAGCTTGACTTGTTTTTAATACATCTGCACTTCTACCATGTGTAAAAAAACATCTCTGATTATTAGACATAGTAAGTGTTAAATCATCTATCCACTTCCATTTTTTAGTGCCTAAGAAATCTCCATAATCTCTTAAAAATTCTTTACTCATTCCATACTTTAATGCTCGTCTATAAACTAAGCTAGAATGGTTACTATCTACTTCTGTAACTTCAGGAAATACTCCCTCTAATTCTTTTATATATTTTCTAGCTTCTTTTAATTCATGTCCAGCAGAATATAGATCAGGGTTACTATCGTGCATAGAGATTGCGTGAAAGTCTAAACTATCTCCAATATTAACAACTGTGTCAGGTTTAAATTCTTTTTTAATTTCTTTTAAAAATTTGATTGCGTCTTTGTGATGATATGGAATGTGCATATCAGATATAATAAGTATTCTTTTATGACTCATACAATTATTACTTGTACTTATTTTTATGTCTTTGTAAAGGTTTAGACCTTATCTAACAATGTTAGTATTACATAGCCCATAGCACTAATTAATGAGCCTGTTGAGATTAGTAAAATCTTTTCTAATCTTTTTACTCTTTCCTCTATTGAGTTAATTTTATCATGGGTTAATTTCTGCATAATTCTACATAGCTTTTCATGTGATTCTATTTTTTGTAATGCAGACTTACTCATTACTTTTTCTTCTTTGGCTTAAACTTTTTTATAGCCTGTGAAATAAATATGTTTTTATATAATGAAACCTTTTTACCAAATTTCTTATCAGCTTTTCTTTTAGCTGATTTATATGCTTTAGACTTCTTATTAAAAGACTTTGGTTTGCCCAATCTTTTTGGTCTAGCTTTAGCAAATATAGGTTTCTTTGTAGCCATTACTTCTTCTTTTTCTTTTTATCTTTTTTATTTTTTTTCTTTGCTGGTCTTCCTCTTTTACTTCCGTATGTTCCTTTTCCCATTGGCATAATATTCTCCTATTAGTTTCTTAATTTTCCACCAGACCATTTAGTATCTGGTAATCCATTAGTATATGATTTGCCATCAAATGTTAAGACTTGTTTTCTGTTAGAGCCATCTTTGTATGATACATGAATCCACCCACTATTAGCTTCTCCTGTGTAATACTCTAAGATTAGTTGGTCAAAGTCACAATGGTTTTCAATCCATAAAGCTACTTCAAGGTTAGAAACAGATAACACTTCCAGATCAACTGCGTTTCCTGTGCAGTGCTGTGAGGTGGATTTTGACCCTATGGCTTCCGAGAGTTGAGGAGAACGATAGCCAGATGTAATAGTTACAGGCTTATCAAACTTTATTCTTACAGGCTCTAGTATCTCATAACATAGATCGCCTAAGTTTTTAATCTCTCCACTACCAGCTTTATTTTTAATACCTTTTCTTGTTGCAGTTTGTGATTTTTCAAATTCTTCTAAAGTAAAATGTTTGGATAATTGCATGATTACCTCGCTGTTGTTGGGATTCCTGTTGATGTAACAAATGGGGACTCTGCAAATGCCATGTACGTATATTGATAACTACTATGATTCCATGAACCTGCTGTTGTTCTTAGTTTGAATCCTGATGACAAAAAATCTATTACATCATTTTCTATTGTAACTCCATAGCTATTTGCATTTAAATAACCACCAACAATATTATGAGGACTTCTTTTATTATCTAAAATTTGCCAATCGTCAGCACCATCAACCATCTTTACCATAAGCCATGCTGGTTTAAATCCAAGATGAATATATGGCCCGTCAGAATTAGAAGACCCCTCATAACGCCCAAATTTTGAAAATCCTTGTTTTTCTACGAAATTATAACATACATAAGTATAACCACTACCATTTGTATTATTATGTGAACCTAAAGATATAACAGAATTAGTTGGTGCTGTATCATTCCAATAACCGTCATAATCTTCAATCGCATAATTTTGGTTTAATGCTAAAGCGTCTGTAAAATTTACAGTAGAATCAATATTAGCACCTACCATAAAATTTTGTCCGTGTGATCTTGATCTTAACAAAACAACTTTTGGTGCAGAATTTAGTCCATGTTTTATAGTTCCATTACTTCCTGTGCCTGTAAATGTAACTATTGAGAAACCACTATCATTGTTAAAACTTCCCGTACTATCAATAGTTCCTATTCCTGTTGAACTTGCGTCATTGGTAAATGATGTTCCAGCTTTAAAATTCCATGATACGTAAGTTTGTGATGAACTTTGATTTGCATTTCCATTATCTCCTAAAGAAAAACCATCACTATCAAATGAAGTTATTAAATTTGTATTTGTTTCTTCAACATCGTTACTATCACTTTTTATTTTTTTTGTAACACCTCTAACTGAATCTGTTAAGGCATGAGAAGATGTTAAATTTCTTTCTTTAATCCAGACCCAATCTGGCTGAAATCCCACAGACGAAATTGATTGTGTTCCACCATTACCTGTATAAAGTTTAGTGTTAAAATAATCTGTTGGTTTATCTAGTCCATTTGTGTAACTCATTATCCATACTCCGATAGGTTCTTGGTACAAAGAGAATAATACGAACTTGGAACTGCAAATTCAAAGTTTCCGTAACCGTTACCGTCTGCATTACCAGATGAGATTGCGTAAGGTGGAGAGCCAAAATTATATTCTAAAGTTGCGTTATCGCCTGTTTGTGAATTACAAAAAAACCAATAAACTCCTTGTGCTGTAGATGAGGCAGAAGTTATGCTCCCACCATTTGTATTAGTAGATGGATTGCTTGAATTTCCCCAAGTACCATCAACTCCCCAATATAATTTGTTGTTATCTAAATCTACTGCCATCATTATAATAGCATTATTATCCCAACCACCCCAAGAACCAAATCCACCACCATTTCCATAAGCAGATCCATTACCTGCAACTCCGTAACCTACTATTTCACCAGATTGATTATAAGCTTCATAATTAGAAGCTGTTGGTAAGTTTGATGTAATTCCCATAAACGCTGTTCCAGCCGATATGTCTGTTGATCTCATTTCTGCATACCATTTACCTTTACTTACTGCTATTGTAGAAACTATTGAAGCGTATGTTTGACTTACAATTTTTAAATTACCCTCTGAAAAAGTTGCACTTGAATATGGAACTAAAGGATTTAATGTTGCAAAATTATTTGTGCAAGTATCAGTAGATTGGTCTGTTGCTGTAAGGTTATTAGCTGTTAAATCATTGTTGTTACCAGATACATCATTTCCTAAAGCTGAACTATCTTGAAAGTCTAAATAGAATCCATTTGTGCCAAAGGTTAAACCAGATACATCAATGGGTTTCCATATTCCACTATCTTCGTCAAATTCTCCGAATTGATCTGGATTTAATGCAGTTCCATCAATGAAGCAAACTTCTGACATATAACCATCAAATGTAGAACCACCATTATCTCCACCAATTTGTAATGAATTTCCACTTACTAAAGAAGCAATACTACCAATGCCTGTTAAACCAGCGGCAGCGGCTCCATTAATATATAAAGTTCCTGTGTTAGAACTTACTTTAAAAACTACATGATACCAAGCGCTTACATCTCTATAATATCCAGTAGTTCTTGGTGTACCAGAATCGTAATAATAAAATTGACCATGATCATTTAATTCCCAATTTAATTTACTATTTGAGGCATTCCACCATAAAGCAGAAGTTGCAGTGCCACTTGAGTTTGCAGTTTTAACCCACATTGAAACTGTGTAACTGCTCGCTGTTGATCCACAAGTTCTTGTTAAATAAGCAGTATCTCCAGATTCAAACCTACATGAGTTGGCTACATCATAGCCTGTATCTTTTATGGAGTTAGTTCCAAGTATTAGTGGCATTAAATCTCCAATGTTGGAAGTTCGCCTAATGGTCTTGTTACAGAACCATCTTCTTGTTTTGTGTATGTATATAAAGTTTCAAGTGCTGGAGTATCACTTGCATTTGTTATAGCAGTTTCCATTTCTGCTTGTTTAGTTCTAACTGCATCTCTGTGAGTAGATATGTTAGATGGTATCGCAGTTGTTTTTTCTGCGTTTCTAGTTATGTACCAATCAGTATTAGATAGTTCTCCAGCTACTTGTTGTTTCAAAGTTTTAATTAAAACTGTTTTTAAACCCTCTGTTTTAACATCTCCAACTTCTTTGTCATCTGGTAAATCTCCATCATCTGAATCTGCTTGTGTCCATAAGCTATCTGCGTGTGCTTTAGGTGTAGCAGTTCCCCATGATCTAGTAACTTTATTATCTGCAAAAGCATAAGATTCATTTGTGTTAATGTACCACTTCTCATCTTTTTTATTTGTTGAATCTGTTATTATTTCATAAATACCTATGGCATTTAATTCTGACTTTGACCATAACTGAAATATTTTAGCTGGGTATCTTACATCTCCTATAACTATAGTTTTAGGATTTGTTATTATTTTAGTTACTGAACTATCTTCTACTAATGCGTACATATTTTAACTTTCACTTAGATTTAATGTTCTACCAACTTCTTGCCAAACAGCCCCATTATACTTGAACACCAAAATATCCGTTTTACCATCTGTACTAGTAAATGTTGGTGCAGTTGAACCAGCAAATTCAAATACAGTATTAAAAGCGATTGTATGTGAACCATTGTAATTAATCTCTACACAAATAAAAGCACCCTCTACAGGATTAGTTGGTGCAGAGAAAGTAGTGTTTTCTGTTGTTAGATGATATGCGTTTGGTTTAGCTTGTGTGTCCCAAGCAACTGCATTTGAAGATGAAGTTAAGGCTTGTTGTGGAATATAAGCTAGATCGTTAAATTTAATAGCCCCTGTTCCTTTTGTGCTAAATTCTATTCCAACATTAGTATCACTTCCTGTTGCAGATATAGATGGGTTATTGCTTGTAGCACTATTTGTTACTTCTAAATAATTGACTGCTGAAGCTGTTGTTTGAAATATTAATTGCTCATTACTGTTTTCATCTAATATTCCATGAGCATCATCTATTCCAATATTATGTGAATTAGTATCTAGGTTTCCACCTAATTGTGGAGAGGTGTCATTTACTAAATCTGCTACAACTGAACTATCTAACCAATTAACTGTATTTGCTGAATGGTCTAAAGTTGCAAGTGATATATCATCTGCTCCGTCGTAATATTTTAGGGTTGGGGTACTTGCCGAAGTAACATCTAGCCAAATCGTACCAGCGACAGCAGAACTTGGTCTTGAAGTTCCTGAATTAGATGAATTAATAGCATCAAGAACACCATTCAAATTTGTTCTAAATGCTGGAAATGAACTGTTCTCAATATCGTAATCGTGTTGTGCCATAATTGTTTTATACTCCTTTTAAAATCCTTTTGCAATAAAATCAAATGTTCTTGATACATTTGTTCCACTTGAATTTTTAAATAAAACATCAAATCCATTAACTGTTTTATTAGATACTGTAAAGAAATCTCCTGTTGCCATATCTTCGCCTGTAATTCCAACTGCATAATTAACACTTTTATATGGATTTGTAAATGTAACAGTTTTAGTTCCAACACCAGATTCTATATCATTATCACTAAATATTCTATCAGGCATATCTATTGTTACTGTTACTGCTGATACAACAGGAGTAGAAGCACCATCTGTTGAAGTTAAAACAACTCTAAATTTAAAAAATCTAGATGTGTAATTCCCAATTACAAAATTTTGAAAAGATGTGTATGTAGAATTATCATCACTTGTAGCAATTTCTAAATGAGCATCACAGTTAGCTGGTGTATCTCCATCAAAGTTAGAAGAAGCCGAATCAAATAATCCTAATCTATTATCAAACAAGTCATCTGGATTGTCTGACGATTGAGTTAAAGTAGCTGTAATTCTAGCTGTATGTTTTGCACCTATATCAATAACATTTGCAAATAAATAATTACCACTTGTAAAGAAATCAGCATTAGCAACACCAGAATCAAAAAATCTAGTTGTTTCATCATCAAAATTTCCACTAGCCGCATCAAACAATTCTGATGAATCTAATTCAATAGCATCATCTGTAATAACTGTATTAGTTAAAGTTCCAGCAAATGTAGGGTGTTCAGATTGCGTTGCTACTGCATTGTGATTAATAACATCTGTTACATTAGAAATAATTGCTGTTGCATTTGAACTTGCATTATTTAATTTATCAAATGCTTTTATAAGATAAGTTCCAGCCCTAGCTGGTACAGAAATTGAAGTTGCTGGTCTTGATACTTTAGAAACTAAATTAACGGAGTTTTGCCAATCAGCAGTTCCATCAGTATCTGTTGCATATCTAATTTGATAAAATGCTAAATCTAAATCAGATATTTGTGTCCAACTTAAATGTGCTTCTTGTCCTACAATATTACAAGAAAAATCTGTTACATCTGCTGGTGGTTCAATCGCACCTACAATAGTTCTATTTGCTGTTACATAAGTAGAACTAACTCCTAAACTATTTACGGCTTTAACTCTTACATTATAAACTTTTTGGTCAATTACATTTAAAACTCTGTGATTTAATCCTGAACCTTGTGCATAAATAATATAATCTGAATCTGTACTTAATTTGTATTCTACTTGGTAGTAATCAACAAAGCTATCAGGAGAAGCACCTATCGATATATCTAATGCTACAATTACAGTTCCATCATTATATTCAACTAAAGTATCATCTAAAGTAACACTTGCTGGTGGTTGGATAGTAAATGGATTAGGTAAGTTAGTTGATGGTGTTGCTGTAGCTTGTACTTTGGTCGCCCAAGTATAATGACTAGCTTGGTACTCCACTAAAGATAATCCTATTGTAAAATCTTCATTAAAAGTTATACCCATAACTCTAAATGGTTTAGCAGAAAATCCTAAAGAACTATGTGTAATATTTACTATATCAGCAATAGCCAAGTCATAAGCATCAAAACTAACATTTAATCCTAAAGTTAAAGCTTCTCTCGATCTTCTTAAAATAACTTCTGCCATTTCTTCTGCTTGATAAGGAGAGGTAATAGTTTTAAAATTAAATCTACCCTCTAATAAAAATCCACCATCTGCTGTTTTCATTGTTGCGTGTCTATCTGCACTTGGTAATCCAGAATCATCTATTGGTGGAAATTGAACTTCATTAACTTGATAATTTCTTGCTGGGTCAACAAAACCTACAATAACTCTGTTATATCTTTCGTTTTTAGTTGGAATAGATAAATTATATCCACCTATAATATCATCTTCTGTTAATGTAATAGATGCACTTCCTGTTGTTTCAATAATTAAACTATACTTACCTTGTGTGTATGGAAGATAGCCTCTGCAACCTTTTAAAAGTTCTCTAACATTATCTATAATTTTTTGAGATGTGTCTAATGCAGTATTTGTATCAAAAATATTTATATTACTAGCACTAGAATATGGTGTTACTTGTGTTACGCAAACTTGTGAAGCATCATAAAAACTTTGTAAATTTATTTCACTTATTGCTATTCCTTTTCCATATCTTTCATTTGTTAAATAATCTAATAAACACCATGCTGGATTAGTTGAGTATGCTGAAGTTTGTGCAACTAAACTTGAATTATAAGCTACAACTTTTTTACCTTGTATCTTTGCTTGTACTTTTGGAATCCCTGTAAATGCGTCTTGATTCCATTTAAATCTTAATGCAAGATAGCATAAGCCAGATAATTTATGATTACTTCCCCAAGATGATAATGTAGATAATAAAGATGATGCTGACTGACCATCTGTTCCATAATGTGGCTCTACTCTAATTAAACTTGCTGAATCTTTATAAAAATTACTATCTCCACTTCCTACTTCTACTTCTGTTCCATCTGATAATGCACTTGCCCAAGTAACAACTTTATCATCAACTCTAATTTCTTCTATATCGTTTATCTCTCCCTCTGACATAACGATAGCCATGTATAAATAAGTATTATCTGTGCCAGAAGTTTCCATGAACACTCTAGTTCCACCTACAAGTCTTTCTCCAAATATAACAGGAATATTTGCGTCATTAGATTGTTTATTTATTAATAAACCTCGTTCAAAATCATCAAATTCGTTTGTTCCAAAATCTTCTATCTCTGGTACTTTTGGTCTTAATATCCATGACAAAAAAAGACTTACACCTAAAGAAACTAAAGGATTTTGTAAAAATCCTAATACTTTTGATTTTGTTACAGCTTTTACTATGCCACTAAAAAAACCCATTATGCTCTACCCCATTTAATATCTTGTACTGTTTGTGATGAAAAATTCATACCAACATCTGTACTAAAGAATCTTTGTTGTGATGTATTGTTTGTTTTACGACCATTCTTTTTTTCAAAGTCAGCCCAATGCGAAACTATTGATAAACCAACTGTACTATTTTTTTCATTTTCTTCTATATCAAAACTTTCTATGTTTCCTTTGTATAATAAAAAAGGGTCAGCAATTAATGTGTTATCGTCAGCTAATAAACCCCTAAAAATAGTAAAAGAATCATTAATTACATTTTCATTTAACACTACTGATATAAATGTTTGATCTGCACCGGATAAATTAATACTCACACTTGATTTAGTTATATCTGTTTCCTCTGTATGATTTGATATACCTAGTATAAAATCACTAGAAGAATAAGTAACTGATGAGCCTGAAACTGATGAGGTTAGATCAAATGAGCAATCTGTTATATTAACAGGAGTACCAAACCCAATAGTAATAAGATGAACAGGCCTAATATCATTAGTCGCTAGTTCGTTTTTTATCGCTGTTGTTAGGCTTCTCGTCATATTGTTCGTAAGTTGTTTGAGTTACACTTTCTGTACCTTTTAACATAGTATATTCAAATTTGCTATTAGGTTTCTTGTATTCTTTAAGATCGTTAATACTAGCATCTATTTGATCTTCATTAACAATAATTTCTGCAATAAAGTCAGCAGTTATTTTATGGGTTATTTTATATTTTTTCACTATAGAGATTCTTCTACATCAAATTCAAATTGATACAATAATGCACCATCTTTATCTGCACCAGCTACACCAAATTCTTGAATATCATTTGTTAAATGTACAGTAAAAGCAACATTATCATAAGTAACAACTTCATTATTTGCTAAAGCAGTTATTAAAGGTGGCTCTATTATAACTGTTGCTTCATTTGAACCATCTGCTGTTACATCTGCAACAACCATATACACTTTACTATGACCAGCAAACTTAATAAAATCTCCAGCTTTTAATGTGCCTGTCATAGCATCAACTGTTATTGTTGTATCTCCAACTGCGTGAACTCCATTTACTAAAACAGTTCCACTTACATTACCTCTAGCATCTTCTACTTCTGGTGGGATTATAGTAAAGTTTTCTTTACCTGATCTTTGCTTAACTATAAAAGCCATAAGTTCGCCATAAACATCTGATCTTTTTCCTGTAATAATACGAACAGAAAATGCAAATCTTTGATTGTCTATTTGTCTAGCAAGTTTCTTACCAGATACAGTTTTTGAGATAATAGTATTTTGAATTGACTTTATTCCTAAAGATTCAAACTTTGCAGAAGATATTGGAAAAGCACCAGACATTATATTAGATTTCTACTCCCTCTTTCATTAACTGCACTATTAATTAATTGTGTAATAGTTCCTCTTGATCTAACTAACAATTCTTCAAAACCAGAAGCATCTACTGTATTAATGTTAAAATTAACTGTTGTACTTCCACCATTTCCTGTGCCTCTAGCTGATTGTTGTATCTGACCAGATTGATTAGGTACAAATAATTCTGCACCTTGTTCTCCTACCATGTAAGGTTGTCCTTTTTGAACTGAACCACCTGATGCTCTAAAGAAACTAGAAGCAAAATTTACTAATGAACTTCCCATACTACCATTTCCACCAGAAATAGTTGATTGTGCTATTCTTTCTTTTGTAATCATTTTTTCAATTCCTAATTTTGTTATTAACTGTGCTATTTGTTTATTTTCCATAGCAATTTGAATTTGTTGTCTTACTATTTGTTCTATTAATGTTGAAACAATTTTACCTAAAACATTTAATGCCATGTTTCTTAAAGTGTCTGATAATTTTTCTCCAAATACTAATGATTTTGATAGTGCTTGTGACATTGTTGTAATACCATCATTAATACCCTCTGCGATAATCATTCTGATATTTTCTTTTTTCTTTTTAATATCTTCTAATACTCCATTATTAAGTTCTTTAAATTTTTTAATAGCTTTTTCTGTTGCAGTTGGAATTCTTATACCTAATTCACTTGATGCGTTGTATAAAAATCCATCTACTTCTTCTAATTGTTTTGTCATTTCAGCAAAACCATCATTAGCATCTGCACTTGATATTAATTCTTGGAAATTTATATTACTATCTACTACATCAGATAAACTTTTAAGAGTCTTATCTATTTCTTTGTTTAATTTAAAAAATGTTGCTGTAGTAGCGGCTACTGATGCGGCAACTAAAGCTAATCCAACACCTGATAAAGCGGCCAGACCTCTTAATCCAGCAAGAACAGGAACAATAGCTTTTCCTAATGAAACCATAAATGCAACTATTTTAATTGCTATTAAAATTTTAAAAGCTGTAACAACTGCACCAATATTATCTTTTAATAATACAAATAAATCTGCAATTCCTTTTACTGCTTTTGCTAATAAAGTTCCAAATCCTATGGCTACTCTTTCTATACTTTCTGCATTTTTTACTAGGAATTTATCTAATGCACCAAATTCTGTTTTTAATTGTCCAAAGAATCCAGCATCTAATAAAGTCTTTTTGAAAGAAAAAACTTTATCTCCCAACATTGACATAGTACCCTCAAATGTTTTTGCAAGTTCATCTGTCGCATTACCAAATCTTCCGCCTTTACCAAATACTTTTTCAAATGCTTCTGCTGTAGCCTCTATTGAAACAGTTGCACCAGCTTGGAATCCAAGCATATTTCTAACACCTTTTTCTCTAAATAAGTCTGCCGCACCTATACCAGCACTAAATGATCTTTGTATTTGCTCTGCTGTTGTTCTAAAATCTAATCCTGTAACTGCCGCAACATTACCAGTTATCTCTAACATCTTTTGTAGATCATTAGCATTATCTGTAATAGTTGCTAATATACCTGAACCTCTTGATATTTCTTCAAGTGAGAATGGAACTTTAGATGCAAAGGCAGACATATTTTCAAATGCTTTTGCACCCTCATTTGTATCTTTAAGTAAAAATTTTAATCTTGTTCTTAAATTTTCTATTTCTTTTCCTGTGTTAACTAAATTTCTAATTACTAATCCAGCACCTAAACCAATAAAAGCATTTTGCAAATTAAACACAGCACCTCTAACTTTTGCTAAACCACCTCTTAAGCCTATTAATGCTTTTGTAGCTTTATCTCTTGCTACTATGTCTATGAATAATTTTGAATTTGCCATTATTTATATTTCCTTGCTTCTGCTAAAGATTGTTTTGTTTTATACTGTTCTTGTTCTTTTTTCAAGTAAGCTAACCAAAGATTATAATGGCTGACAGGCATATCAAGAACTTGTTGAATTGTAAGATGTAATCGTTCTGCAACAACTAAAAGCGACCTAACATCAGGGTCGCTATCTACTTTTTTTCAGCTTCCTCATAATTAGTATCTGCAAGTATCTGATTAGCAATAGTTGAGATAACATTTGAGTCTGCTTTTTTTCTTAATGCAAATTTATCTTCTGGGCTAAAGGCTTTTATCATATCGCCTTTATCATTTTTAACTAACAACTTCATTATAAGCAAATCAACAAGAACAGTTAAGTCTTGAAAATTACTAGATTTCTTAAAGATAATGTTTTTTTCTTCAAGGGTTAATGGCTCTGAATAGAATACACTAGCATTACCATGCTCGTCTTTCCACTCCTCAACTTCAATAGTGATAGTTTTAAGAGTTTCAAAATGAGATTTAACTCTATCAATAACTGACATAAATTAGGATTAGACAGTGCCTATAGTTAAAGCACCCGTTCCTTGAAAAGTAACAGTTCTTGAAATAATTGAGTCCATTGAGTTATTAACTGACATTCCTGTAACAATTCCTGTTCCTGTAAAACTTCTATCGCCAGAAGTTGCACCCTCAGGTAATAAAATAAAAGCGATTGAAGAACCAGCTAATAAAGTTACTTGTGGGCTATCAGTTTCGTCAAAGTGCATTTCTAAAGTACCAGAAAATGATGTTCTACCAGCAACAAATGATTTTGTACTATCTGATAAAGCTGTATCCTCTACTACATCTCCTGTTGTTTCAAGTGTAAATGATGTTAGTTCCCCAACAGCAGTTCCACCAGCTTTTACAACTCCTTCTTTTCCGTGATGTGTTGCCATTTCTTATCCTTATTTGGTTTAGTTTG